GGGTCTTTAATAGACTTGATTTTATCTACATCATCGCAACCACGAGCATAAAAGATATTCCCATTCTTACAATGGATTTCTAAAGGGTTCTCTTTAAAGTGGAAAAGGCTTTCTAATCCCCATTCATAGATAATGTCTTTAATAGTTTGGAACTGACTATCCTTAATAGTGTTATAACTCTCACGAATCATAATATCCCTAAAGTAAGGAAAGGTCAAACATTGGAATACTTTCTTCTTAGCAGCAAAGTTAGACTTAGAAGAACCCCTTGAACCATAAAGTAACAAGTATCTATCTTCATTATACCAAATGCTCTCAAATTTCTTATTAACCATTTGGCTAACCATAGGAAATTCAACACTTAATTCTGCCATAATGCAATATTACTACAAATTACTATAACAAACAACTAAAAGATAAAAATTTTGGAAGATTTTGGATGTCCAAAATAATCCTAAATGGTATAGTGTCCTTTTTGACTTTATATATTAACTGTCAATTCGGTCACCCCCACCTTACTAACGCTAAACGGAAGTATTAATAAAGTTCCCATTTTGGGAAATTAGTCACTATTATTTTAAATATTGTGACATTTAACTTGTTATAAAACAACCTTAATTGCATATAATTATCCCTTTTAAAGCTCATTTGTATGCAAATGCGTATAAATTACGGCTCACTTTTGAGCTACAATTCTTTATATAATTTTATAATTTTAATAAGGCAATCTGTAAATCCTACTATAGATATTACTATCCCTATTGTCATTAAGCTATAAAATATAATATCTATTGTTTCCATTTTGTTTGTTGTTTCCATTTTATTACACCATTGCGCCTATTTTTCTTGCTTTGCGCCTATTTTTTCCATTATAAGGCTAAAATTAGAAATTATTTTCCAAAGTCAATCTAAAGGCTTACATTTTTCTTTGTTTGTCAAATTATATCTTTACCTCCAAATGCTTCGTTGTAGTATTCTTCTGCTTCTTTTAATGGGTTCGGCACTCCATCATAACTGCAAGTTACGCATTCAAGTATATAATTTTCTGTAAATTCAACTATCTGTTGCTTCTCAATTTCTTTGGCTTGTTCAATTTCTTTTAAACACTGAAAAGATATTTTAGAATATAATTCATATTTTTCTAATTGGTCTATTAACCAATCGACTGCTGTTTTTCCCATTTTGTTTGTTGTTTAAAGGTTTTGTTAAATGTTTTTTTGGTGCTTGTTAAATGTTTGTCCAGTTAATTCGTTAAAAAAGTGGACATTTAATGCCTAAGAATATTATTTTTATTGGCTTGTGTTAAATCCACCTATATAAGTTTGTTAATTCACTTATGGGGCAAAGTTAATTACTTATTTATAAAAACCAATTTTAATAGAAAAAAAAAGACCCTTGAGCTGTTCTAATGGGAAGCAACAAAGGTACTGTTAATACAAATGTAAGACCTTTTTGACAGAAAAAAAAATTTCACATTGACCTTAATCTCATTTGACTTAAAATAAAGCGATATAAGACACTTTAACTAAAAGTTAGGTGCTTATACCACTCAAGGTGCTTAATGCTTACAGAAGGTCTGAAATAAACCAATTTGGGCAGAAAAAAAAATTTGGGGGAGGCGAAAAAGGGAATTTGGGAAAAACTCATTTTGGGGGGTATTCTGTAACTCGTGTGTGCAAATTTCTGATTAGGGTTTTTTTAGCCTTTTTTAGCTTTTTTTTTGTGTTTTACCGATAAAACGCTTCATTTTGGGGCTTTTTTGCCTTGCATTTAGTCCTAAATTGAGTACATTTTTTTTATTGCTTACTTTTTTAGCTAAATTCTTATTATATTTTGCTCCTCCAATTGTCTTTCTTCGGGTATGGTTACCTTTATAATCGTTTCGGTTGAGCCAATCATTTCAGTTGGTATTAACTTCGAAGCAATTAAATAAAATTCACGGGGGTGCTTCTTTGCAAAGGCTTCTAAATTGTGGATTTTATCCTTTTGAAGCTCGTTAAAGGTGTTTAATACTGTTTCCTTTACTGTTTTATTGAGCTTGTTTACTGCTCCTTTTGGTCTACCGCTGTTACCTTGTTGAAATTTAGCCATATTATCGTTTTCCTTTCGTTGTTTACGATACAAAGGTAGTCAATCATTTAGCAAAAAAAAAGCCTTACAAATTAATGCAAGGCCTTTGGTTGATGTTTGTTTTGTTCTGGGCTAAGTTAGTTGGCTTATGCTATTAACTTTTATATGTTCAAAGTTATTATAAAGCTTTAAGATAGCTTTGTTTATATCCAAGGCGCTAACAGTTCTTTTGTAGTTCTTTGTTATTCCTATTGCTTTATTGCTTCTGCCTTCAAAGTTTATTAAATAGCTTTTTTCGTTTTCTTTGTCCTGCAGCCTTAACTCTTTTTCTTTGCAGTTCTCAAATTTACTACTCCTTAGCTGGATGTTAGTTTCTTTGCAGTATCTCCACAAAGGGCCTTCAATTTTTAAAATACCTAAATTGTTTATAGCTTCCTTTGCTTCGTGCTCGTATTGCTCACCGTAACCGTATTGCATTGGTATGTGTATTTTTATTTTATCTGGCTTTCCGTAATTTAAAACTATATCTGCATTAAAGTAGCTGTTTCCGTTTACTTTGTCAAAGTATTCATTTGCTATGATATCAATTGTTTCTATTTTCATTTTAGTAGTATTTAAAGGGGTTAAATTAGTTGCAAATTATTGTTTTTTGTTATTACTTCAATCATTTGTTGTTTTGTTTCTTCTATCATTTCGAGGGCTGATTTATAGGCTTTTTCGCTTTTTCGCTTAGTTTCTAAAATTAGGGCTTTATATCCTTTTGTTGGCGTGTATTGCTCTATAAAATAATTCTCTCTTGTTTCTCTTATTATTGGCTGTATATGCAAGTAGTATCCTCTGGGTTCGTGTTTATAGTTCCAATAATTATATCCTCCTAAGTAGTATTTTAATTCTATTTTAAGCTCTGTATTTTCTTGGTTTGTTTTTAAGTATGTTTTCATTGTTTGGGGTTTATATGGTTAAAAAATTAGTTAAAATTATAAGCTTCAATTGCTTCAATATCTGGATTTTCTCCTTTTATGGCCTTTATTAGTTCTTTTTCCAATTCATAAGCTATAAAATTATCCTCCAGAAAATAAGCTGTTTCTCCTTTGTCTGTTTTATATGGCCTTAATATATCAATTGTAAAATAGAATTGGTTTTTAAGGTGGTAAAATAGGGCTTTTGCTATTCTTTTTTTCATCTTAGTAGTTTATAATTATTGGCATTAAGAGAAATTTGTTATTAATTATTGCAGCCCTATTGTTTCCAGATAGTTTAATATTTATTGTTTCTGTTTCTAATTCTGGTAAAATTGCATTCAAATAATCTGCATTAAAGCCTATTTTAATATCTGGGCCTACCTTGCTGTAATCTTTTAATTCTTTTGAATATTCAGTATTTATATCTTCGTCCTTTGCTTCAATTTTTAAGGTTCCGTTTGCATTTATAGCAATTGTTTTAATACTGTTGAAATTTGCAGCTTTTTTAACTTCATTTATTAGCTCTTTTTTATTGGCTGTTATTGCTGTTTCGTGGTTCTGAGGTAAAATACTTTGCCAATTAGGGAAATTATTTGATTCTGGCCTTTGCCATATTGTATTAGTTCCGTCTGTAAATTTTAAATATCCCTCACTTTCGTAAACTGTCCAGCCTATCGTATTAATGTCTTTTATTATTTTAATTACTTGCGGGCTTATTAAAATATCGGCCATGTCTGGGCCATGTTGTTTAAAATAAATTTCATCGAAGTATAAAAAATGCGCATTTGTTGAAACAATGTGATTGTTATTTATAGCAATGTAATTCATTTGCGGCCTTAATTCATCCTTACTAACAAATTTACAAGCTGTTTCCAATTTTGCCATATCTGGGCCAATTTCAAAGGCTAAATTATAGGCTTTTTCAATTGGTTTAAATAAATTATCAGTTTCTGTATAGCTGTATTTTATTTTCGCTTCATCGGCTTCAAAAGTAATTTTTCCAGCTTCATTTTCTAAGTAGTTGATATTTTCAAACATTTCAGAAGCTTTTTTTAATTCTGCAAAGTTTAAACAATATCCAGTATTTAAACTGTTATCTGGTAGGGCCAATTTTACAAAAATATCCAGATTTGAAGCGAAAATATATCCAGCTTCGATTTGTACATTTTCTAAAATAGCTAATTTTGTTTTTCTGTTTACTATCCTTGCAATTGCTTTAATAGTGTTTTTAATTTTACTTGTTTTCATTTTTAAGGGGTTTTTAAGTGTTTAAAATTTAGTTAATTAATTTAGTTAATTGTGCAAAGGAACATAAGGCCTAAAACGGTTATGAGCATTAAAACAATATAAGCTGCAAAGTCTTTTAGTACTTCGTTTACTTCTTGTTCTGTAATTCCTTTGTACTGGTTTGTTGGGTTTGTTTTTAACTTGTTCATTTTGTTAGTTTTAAAGGGTTTTAGATTTGGTTTATTTTGTTTTAATTCTATTAAATTGTTCTAAGCATTTAGTGCAACAAATTTGGGGATAATTGTTTGCATAGTGTTTAAAACTATCGTATTCATTTTTAAATGTGCTCATTTTTCTATTACAAGCGGTATATGCTCCTTTAGATAAATGTTCTTTTTTTGCTGAATTTCCTGTCGCTAAGTTCATAATATTTGGGCCGTTGGGTTTATTACGGTATACAATAATACTACACCGTTTTAGGTTATGCAAATTTATTTGCAATTTAGAAAGGTTCTAAATTAGAAATACTTTTATATCTATTCTTTTATTTGCAAAATGTTTATACCTTTGCAGAATAATTGAAAGCTAAAATAAAGCCAAAAAAGCCAATTTTAGCCAAAATTTAAACTATTAAATACTAAAAAACTGCATTAATTTATTTTCTGGTTATGGCAAATAAAATAAAATGCTAAAAGTTTTAGTAATTTTAATTGAATGCTAAAAGTTTGAGTAATTTTGCTAAAAATATTAGCAATGTCCTAAATTTAGGTCAAGTGTACTATTTTGAGTACATTTGCTAAAAGTTTTAGTAATCGTGCTAAAGAATTTAGCAATCGAATTTAGGGTTAAAATAGGGCCACCGAAATTTTTTAATCAAAATCCAGTCCGAGGCTTTTTAGATATTTTTGTACTCCGTATTTTTTTAGATAAACCACAGAGTTTTTTGAATATGGGACAGAAATTTTTAATTATCTGCCTTGTTTGTTGTATTTCTTTTTTTGCTTGTTCTTCGCCTTGGAAGCCTTGCCACCTTTTCTTTTACCGAAGTTTACTTTAATTGCTTTTGATACTGCTTTTGCCATACCCAAATATAGCAATTTTTACTCTATTTTTTTAATCAATAGCTTACTATAAAACAATTCAAAGGTTATCCCCCAGATACAATTAAATAAGATTAGGTCTATTAAGCCAAATAAGGGCTTGTAACAGACTATCGCTAATGAAATGAATATTATCATCAATGCTTTGGCTAAATGCCAACCATCGGTCATAAACGATAACATAGAGCTTGATAGAAAGAACTTTTCTCCATTGGCTTTTTCGCCCCATTGCCATTTGTTTCTCCAACTGATGTTCCAGTCCCAGAATTGTTTGTTCTTAAAGTTTCCAAATATAGAAACATAGTACCTTGTTGATAGCACATCCATAACTGCATTACAGAATGCTGCGAGTATTAAAAATATTATTGTCATCATTGGAATTTAATTAAGTCTTTTATTTTTACGGAGTAACTATCTGCTCTAAAATTAAAGTTAGGGCCATCTGGTTGTCCTTTCTTTGCAAAGGTAGCAATTTTATAGAAATCAAACCTCCTTAAATAACCAAGTAAATAACATAGTTTGAAATCATCTGTTACTATGGTAAAGAAGTAATAGTCGCACATCTGCTTCATACTTGTAGCAAATATGTTTACATTATAATCTTCACTTATTGGTAGGTTGGAAGCTTTTTTGGTCTTTATCTCTATTCTTTTGCCGTTGATTAGTAAATCATAATCAAATGTATTTTCAAGCTTTACATCAAATCTATCTTTCCAATATGTATTTTTAAAGTAATCAAAAACCATTACTTCTCCTATTGCCCCATAGATATTAGACTTGCCTTCTGTAACGGAGTTTTTAAGAGCATTAAACTGATACATTTCTTTGGCTCTTTGTAGTTCCTCTGGAGTTATTTCTAACTTAATCATAAGCCTAATTTTTGTTTAATTACTATAAATTCTTTAATGTCAAACTTATCCTTTAACCTCCAGTTCTTTCTTCCACCATAATAAGAATCCTTTACCCTCTTTTCGTATTCAAGTATAGTGGGGTTTTCTTTGGCTATTATTCTGGTGCTGGTTATAAAGCCATTTACTCTTATTATTACCTCGTAGAAGTTAATCATCCCATTCATCTATACAGTTCATTAAATACTTTAATATTGATTTTGGTTTATTCATATCTACATCAAAACAATATATTTCTGATTCTTCAGTTTCATCTATTGTAAAATAAGAAATTTCTCTATTTGGGTTAATCCCTTTATTCATTAAATATTCATCATCTATCATACAAAGCTCTGTATGGCATTTAAATAAATGTACATATTCAAACTCTACTGCCCACCCACAAAGAGTTTTACAGAATGGTTCAATAATGATTTGATGGTTTTTGTAATGGTAAATTGTTTGAACAAATTTTGCTTTCATAATGTTTGTTTTAAATAAATTCTATTTCTAAATCATCGTTAGGGCTTGGTATAGATATATTAAGGAACTCTGCTCCCCATATCTGCACCTCTGCTATGAAATCTGTAAACTCTTGGGTACTTAGCTCACTTGTACTCTTAAAGCTTTCTATATGCTCTCCCATTATGTTTTGGATGTCATACCTTAAAAAC